ATTTTTGCTGATATATCACTTCCGATACCTAATTTAATAGCATCTTCAGTATATGCAAAAACTAATCTGTCAGAAGTATAAGTTGCATCCTTGTTCAATCTAGTTGACATTATAAACTCAAATCCTAAGTAGGAATTAATAGCTCCAGTTGCTAAAGCACGAACTACGTTGTAATCCGAACTTGTAACTTGAGTTGTTCCTAATAGATCTGATACCTGTTGTGGTCCGCAAACAATGTATCTCTTCAATGAAGGGTCAACATCGTTATCATCTAAGATTTTCTTCGCAGCCAAAAGTTTAGCAATAGTCAAACCATCTGATTGGTCTGAAGTTGCTGTTTTTTGTCCAGAAGGTAAAGCTGTAGATGTACCACCAGCTACACCAGTTGATGCAGATGCGTTGAACGCTGTTATAATAACATCATCCATTGCTCTGTTCATCGCTGCCGCAGCCGCTCTAGCGTATGAGCTAGTTGGGTCTACAAGCATTCTAACTTTGTCGACATCGTCAACTAAGTCAGCCCATTCGTAGTCAGCTAAGCTCAATCTTCTTCTGCTATGAGGAGTGTCTATCTGAGGTGTATCGCCATGTCTGCTCGTTCTTAATTGAGCAGCTGTAACTCCGACTTGATCGAAGAAAGCGTTTTTCCCAGTAACTTTTTCCACATCAACAGAAGATCTTAATTTACTTCCCATTTGTTGAGAAAGCATAGATACATTTGAACTATACTGCTCAACGAAAGAAGTAGTTATTTGTGAACTCATAATAAGTTCTCCTTTGTTGTTTGTGTTTATGTTAAATCGGATGATTATCCTTGCGGGTCGCTCCTCGATTTTAGTTCTCCTGGAACCTATACTTTCATAGTGTCAACTAGGGTCTTTCGATTATCCTAATTATTTTCAGCTATACTTGATTTTTCTTTTCTCGTAAAGCCAAAACTTCTTGAACTGCTGCTTGATGGTTCATGTGGTTTTTATCCCAATAAGCCGAACCAGGTTGCGTTAGTTCTCCAATTTGCTTTTCAATTTGGTTTGGTGTCAAATAAGCTGGTCCAGATGCTTGTGTTATAGTATCTTCTCCCATCTTACCCGCTAATTCTGCAAATGCTTTAATCATAACTGGATGATCTCCCAGTTTAGTTCCATCTGCTAAATTAGTATCAAAAAGCTCAGTAGCACCAACTGATTTTGCTAGTGTTGCTGCTTGGTTAATTTTTTGATCGAATGCTTGACCCCATTCTTGTTTAAGTTCTTTAGTGCTAGTTTCTCTAGCAGCAAGAGCTTTACTGTCAGCATCCTGTATAGACTTAGCTGTCATTTCATTATAAAATTTAACAACACCATTAGCTTGCGTTGGTAATAATCCCAACTTATGCGCTTGGCTTGAAAATTCTTTTAATGATGCTTCATCCACTTGTTTGTCTTGTGGTAAGTCATATTTATATCCATCAGCAGATTTTGGTCTACCTAGTTTTTCATAAACTGCATCCCAATCCTTATCTGTTGCATATTTGTTTGGAACTGGAATTTTATCCGATCCAACCATTTTTTGTGCGTGGACATAAGATTTTGCTAAACCTTCTATATCTTTAATATTCTCTAAAGATTTATCAGATCTTACTTCTTCAGAAAGACTAGCTTTCCAATCTGTCGTTGCTTGTGGAGTTTCTGTTTTAGGGTCTCCAGACAGTACCGATGGTTGTTCAACCGGTGCTGCTACCTCTTGATTTTCGCTTGACATTTTTATTCTCCTTTTTTGTTAAGCATATTTTTAATAAACAAGACTACTGATCTTGTTCCTTCTAAAAATGCGCTTTCATGACTATCTCCTTTAATGTGAGTAGTGCTATGATAGCTGCATCTCTTTTCTAAATCTTCCATAACTTTTTTACCATGGTCAGATTCAAAAACTTGTTTGTAAGCAATAGTTAATTGCTTTAAATCATCTTTATTCATTAGCCACCTTTAGAGCGGGTGCTACTTTACCAGCTGCTTCAGCGACTTGCTGTGCTTGTTGTAATTGCATTTGCTCCATTTCGGCTTGCTGTTTTTGTTGTTTGATTTGTTGTACCTCTGCTTTTGATCTCATAATTTTAGCTGGTAATCCTAAAACATCTTGAACATGACTAACTAAACCATCTATGTCTATGTAATCAAATACTGGTGCAATGTTTTGCATTGAACCAAATATTTCCATTCCTCTCATGATAGATGAAAGCTCTTGTGTTTTTTGAGCTTTGGCTAAAGGAGAAACATATTCTATTTCAACATCTTGTTCTCCTAACATCTCTGGCATTTGAGGTAATTTATTATTTTTAAGTAATAAATTAAAAGCTCTAGTAATTAATGGTTGTAGTAATTCACTTTGTAATCTTCCTAATACTGGACCCAACAATCTCATCTTCTCTTCAGTTCTTTGCATAACTTCAGTTGCCGTCATGTTTTGACCCTGTACTGTCATTAATTGGTCGACAAAGAAATTTTCTCTAATTGCTTTTCTTCTTTGTTCTTCCATTTGCAAACCTAAAGGTTGGTTGCTTCCAATATTTAATGGTTCAATTCTTTCTCTAGTTCCAGATCTATAGAAATTTAATCCACCAGGAACAGTTCTAATTGGTAAAATAAAACCATCATCAGGAACCATTAAAGGTGGGTCAATTTGTTTTTGAGCTGCTTTGATTGAAACTTTAGACATTGTGTTTAACATCTTAGTATCAGGTAAAGCATTCATCGCTGGCGATCTGCCATACACTTCGTTTGAAGAAGATTTTAAATATCTTGGAACGACATAAGGAAATTCTTTAAATCCACTTTCTCTTAACAATGTACTTGTTTTTTCGTGAACATGGCAAGATACCCAATCCATATTTTTACTATTGTCATATCCCATCTTAACTTCATTAGGATAAACTGAATGTAATATAACAGCATCATCATAAGGTGCTTTTTCAATATCTGTTATTATAGATCTTGGTAATTCTGCATCTGGGTACATTAATGGAATGTTTTTATTTTTAATATGAAATCTTCTAGTTAAGCTATCTACTAATCCTTTTTCATTTTCAGTAATAAATATTTCTGAAATGTGAATTGTTTTAAATCTTAAATCATCTTTAGGGTCATCTGTAATAAACATTGCAGACGTACCAAACGCTAATAATTCGTGGTATAATTCAAATATTTCTTGTTGGAAGTTTGATCTAGCAAAGACTTGCTGCATAACTTTTGCACAGCTTTCTAACCATTCGTTAGCTTCGTCATCTTGACTTATAATTTCATTTCTAAATTTTAATATAAACCATGGGGAAACAGTATTAGTTAGCATACCATTTAAACTAGCTGATAATAATTCTAATGCGTGTGTGGCTGTACCATCATAAACTTGGTCGTGCCTTTTATCGCCTTTTGTATGTTTAATAGTTATGTTTGCTTTTCTTGGTAAGAAATAATCAGCAATATCTTGCCAATGATCTTCCCAAGTAACCCTTTGTGCTTTGAGAGTTTTATATCTCTCTATAACCATTTTTGCTTTTGGTTCTACTGCCATCTATCCTCCGAGTAATGATTTCTTAGTTGTTGTTAATGCGTTGTCGCCTAAACCTTTTGCGCCAGTTAAAATTGTTGATGATCTACCTTTACCTTTTAGCATTCCACTTGCATCCGTTGATGATACTTGTGATACTTCAGCTTTAGTTGGAGCTGGTGTATAAACTGGTGCTGGTGGTGGAGTTGGTGGTTTTGGTCTTGATATAAATCCTCCCATACTATCCTCCTAATAAAGTTTTCTTTGTTGATGTTTCATCATCTTCTAATCCAGAAGCTGATGTTAAAATAGTAGATGCTCTTCCTGTTCTCGCAGCTCTTATTTTTCTTTCCTTTTCTGCTATGGCTGCTTTTCTATCCGCATCTTCGTAAGAAGGTGGGTCAGGCATAGGTGCTGGTGCTGGCGGTAAAGCTGGCATCGCTACTTTTGGCATTAAAAATCCCATATTATATTTCTCCGTGTATTAAGTAATCATTGACAGCGGTTTTCTGCGCTGCAACTTTTTCTCTTGGTAGTTCGGTTATTGCTAAAGCCATGTATCTTGCGGAATCCGCTGCATGACTAGACCAATCCTTAACTGGTTTATTACTAAACATCTTCATCTTTTCGTTATACTTACGATGATGATGTCGTAAAGCATTAATTAATGGTTTTGTACTTTCTATATCAAACCAGCATTTTGGCAGAACCATTTTTAAACTGTGGATACCATCTTCTAAAGGTATCTTAGGTAAGATTTTAAATCTTATCCCAAGCTGGTAAGCAACTTCCCTTCTGGTTTTACCAGAGGAAAATTCAGTAACTTCTATGTCATGGGGAGCAAAATGTTCTCCATAAACATAATCTTTATCTTTTATCATTTGAACGTAATGTGGCAACCCCTCTCGATTATTTTCATAATAATCAATAACCATTATTTGATTTCCTAATTGTTGAAAAAAAATAATAGCTGTGCTGTCATCTACGCCAATATCCCAAGCGGTATTAACCACTAACGCTGGATCGTAACCCACTCTGGTTAATTGCTTTTTCTCTTCTAAATTCTTAATAATTTCTCCATAGATTGCACCTTCAATATTTGCAATCCAATCGCATTCAAATTCTTGTTTATACTTTGCATCTCCCATTTGAGCTTTTGCCGCATCTAGCTCTTCCTGGTCGATAACTTTAGTCTCACTTGCTTTAGCCGTATAAGCTAACCATTTATCATCTGATAAAGCGTGCTGGTATAATTCATAAAAAATATTACTCATACCCGCTGGGGTTCCTATAAAATAACAAAACCCCTTCCTATCAGATAACGCTGGTCTAATAATTTCGTTCCATAACCTTGGATCTATTTGCGCTACCTCATCTATACAAACTCCGTCAAGGAATAATCCCCTTAGTGAATCTGGCTGTTCAGAAGATAACAAGGTTATTCTGCTGCCATTCGGCAAATCACATCTAAGTTCCGTTTCGTGAAACTTAACCCCTGGTATTCCTCCCGCAAACATCTTCATATAATCCCAAGCGATACTTTTAGCTTGCTTATAAGTAGGTGCTATATATGCGAACCTAGGGTTTTTAAGTTTGTTTGTAAGTGCAGCTTTTATTAAATGATTAATAATTGCCACACTTTTGCCAAACCTACGATGGCACGATAATACCGCAAACCTATATTGATCTAATTCCTTATGCAGTTTTGCCTGTAAGGGTCTTGGGGTATAGGGTATTTTAACGTGCATTGTTTATAAAATCGCTAATATTACTATTAAAGCCGCAACACCTATAACCACTTTTTTGTGATCTCTCCAGTAGTGTTTAGCTTCATGTATAAGTAAATTTATATCCATCATCCCTCCTTAGTGAATTGTTGGTAAATCAAATAATTCATTTACCGATTTATAGTCTATTCCGCTATTCTTCATTAATCTTTTTAAAAACTTATCAGCATGAGTTCTATCCTCAAATCCGTTTAGGTGGATTATTAATCCCCCCGTCTCCTCTGCGGAAAATACCATTGCTGTTATTAATTTGTTTTTAATGTTATCCATAGTGTTTGTGTGTGTTTGTGTCTTGAAGTCCCGATATATATATTTATAAAAGTAGCGCCACGTTTTTTGGTATTAGGGGTACCTTTGCAATCCAAAATAAACTTTTTTTCTACGTTTTTAATGGGTCGTAGGTACAATACCTACAGACTATCCACATACATCAATACTTATTCAATAATTTTAGAGTGATCCAAGTGTAATCCGGTATAGCTCGCACTACTAGAACTCCATCCCACGGGTGCGAGAGCGTGCCGCTCACATACAGATACGAACAAATCCCACACTCCAACCAGGTAGCTCAACCAATATGATAGGCACAAAAAAACCCAGGAGAGCAACACACTCTCCTAGGTTAATATATTTAATTAATTATATTTATTCTCTATCTGCTTTTATAAATCTGAAATAATCAGCACCAAAAAACTTGTGCAACTTACCCTTAATCTTGCCGCAAGCTCTATAAGTCTTAAATGCTTTTCTACTATCTTTGTCATATCCAAACTCATCACAAAACTCATCAAAGCCATATTCGGCACTTTGACAATCAGTTTGTAAGCATTCAAGCACGCCAGGAATACTCGGTTCTCCCTTTATGCCTATGCCTTGACTAAAAAAAGTAGAAAATTGCTTTCCATCTTTTTTAAAAG